TTGTGTCGCCAGAGCCTATAGCGATGAACTCTGAACCTCTAACTTTTATATTTCCATAAGTTGTGCTGCCATTTCCTACTAACACATTACCAGAAGAATCAATACGCATTGCCTCTGTTAAAGCGATACTGCCTGATTGGTTTGTTGCCCCGACAGTAAATCTAAATTCTGAACCATGACCAGAGCCGTCAAAAGCCCCTGAAGCAACGATATCTAATTTAGCTATCGTTCCTGCCGAACCTGTACTGCCATCTGAACTTTCTACTTCTATAACACCTAAAGATTGGTCTGCAACTATAGAGGTGTCTGTATTTTTTAGATTTATTTTTGGAGCAGTAGTGCCTAGTGTCATAGCACTATTAGTTAATGTTAGTACCTCAGTACCAGCAATATCCATTCTAATAGTATCTTCGTCAGAACTTTCTTCGACCATTACTTTGGTATCGCCATCAGCGTCTAATAGTTGTGTAGCCGTATTGATTGTAGTTTGAGTAGCAACTATGGCTTCTACCTTAGTGTCATTAGGCGGAGCTTCAGAGAAAGTGAGTGTTGTGCCTGATACGCTGAAAGTATCTTTGTTTTGGTAAACACCGTCTATATAAACTTGGACGTTGTTTTCGTTGACAGGATCAGTATTAAGAGTCAGCGTGGTATCGCTGCCGTCCCCTGTCATAGTAGATAAAGTATAGTTCGATCCTGATACACCAGCTTTGACAGAGTAAACAGTTATAACCCTACCGTCAGCAGGGGCTGTCGCAAAAGTTAGTGTCGTGCCAGATACTGAATAAACGTTTTGTGCTTGAAACACACCGTCAACAAACACTAATAAATCGTTTTCGTTATCTATAGTTTGAGAAAGCGTGAAGGTTGTATCTGAACCATCGCCTGCAAAAATGTTAGTAAAGAAAGAGTTTGACGATCCAAAGGATCCCCAAGCAGAACCTAAGTAACCTTCAAATCTACCTGTTGTTGTGTTGTAACGAAAGTCACCAGCAGCGGGTGAGCCTGCTCTTTGTGCGGTTGTTCCTGTGGGCACGTTAAGAGCTGTATCTACTTCTCTTATTGTTCTGCCCGCCGGGAGAGTACAAAACACGTCTTTTGTGCCTGCACTAAAATTAACAGCGCTGTCGCTGTTAGAACTAGAAAGGATGGTTGTTCTAGATAACGTGTCTGGCGAGGCATCGGTAACTGTTCCGATACCTACTTCAAACTCCGCCGTACCTTGGCCTGCGATACAGTAGTAGGTAACGTTGCTGTTACCTATACCGGCGACAAAGGTTTCAAAACCGGTAGCCGCACCGCCTAAATTTATGGTGCCTGTACCAGTTGTAGTGGTAGTTTCCTTTACCCTGTCGTTAAGGACGAAAGCCACTTTGCTTTCTCCTTACGCTATTCTAATAATAGCTGTAGACGCAGCGGCGGCAGGAAACACTATTGTAAAATCACCAGCAGTGGATGTCTTGTCTCCACCAAAGTCTATGGTAGCAACTGATTTATCACCATTAGTGTCGTTGTAAATCATACAACCTCTAGCAGTAATGGTAGCCGTATTAAAAGTAAGGTCTGCAAAATCAGTAAACCCTGTGGTACCAGAACTTGTTGGTGCAACTTTAGTTAAAGTCCCTCCACCAGAAGTGTAATTAGTACCACTTGCTTGCCCTGTAGTAGTAAAAGCAGTTGTCGTAGCTCCTAAAGTTGCTGAAGACGTGTAAAGCGCTAGTTTAAAAGCGTTACCGTTAGTTGCAAAATTATGAGTTGCCGTTAAAAGCTCTTTTTTAAAGCTGGTTGTCAGCGTAGATGTTATAGCCATAATTATATCCTTTTTACTATGTTAGCTAGTTCTTCTTCTCCTCCCTTTAACAGTTCTTGAATCAAACTGGCTTTGTAAGATTTTATAGCATTTTTTATGTAAATTAAACAAACCTTTTTTATCTCCTCTTCGTATGCTTTTGCTTGCGCTTCGATGTGTGGCTCTAAATCCTCAGAGGTGCCTACTAACTTTTCTGTTAATCGTTCTGCCCAAAACTCTGGTGGATGTCCACCGTGGTTAGTTGTTTTTGCTTCGATGACGCCTAACGCGGGCATCCCCTCGGGTGTTATTTTATCTACCATTTTTTTGGCTCCGGTGGTTTTAAATGAGAGTCATAACGATCAATTAAGACATTTTCTTGTTGAACAATGCTGCGCACGGCTTCGCTTTTTCTTCTTACCGTTAGTCCTGTATCTTCAAGCACAGGAACCAGTGGATCCGCTAATCTGTGGTAGCCGTAAAGTTTTTCTTCGTCAGGCACGTCTGCGTCTAACAGTCCGCTGGTCTTTGCTACCTCTATCTGCATCCCGGCATCGCTGCATTTAGACAGCCAAAACTCTGTGCAAGCTCTTCCTGATTCAGCGAAGTGTATATTTTCTTTGTATGAAAAATCTACGCCAAAAAGTTTTAGCGTGCCGACTTGTTGATACAAAGCAAAAGCCACTGCATACGCTGTGGTGTTGTTTAGGTAGTGACAGTTTGTAGTGGAGACAACTTCTTTTATAGGGTAATCAACTAATCCCGGACAACGATCGTCTAGCTCACAAGTGTAGATGGGGCCTTTGTGGTTTAGCAATACTTCGGTCATGCCGCTAGTTTGTCCGCCAGCATCATCCGTGTCTAAGAATCTAGACGCCGGGTCCATCATAAAAACTCTGTCGTGATAGATTACATTGCTGACTGCATTGATAGCCCAGACTTCATCAAAGTTGTGGCCGTGTGATTTAGCTAAACAGTATTCAAACCAAGATCTACCTAGTCCGACTATTGCTACTGTCTTGCCTTTTAATTTTTCTTCGATCAAATTATGTTACTTGAGAGCGCAGTGAATCATAGCGATACTCGTCACGTCTGCCTCTAGCTTCCGCCCTGTTCTTGAGTCTATCTATTTCAGCCATAAATCTAGCTTCATACTGTTGCTGTATGTCTGGCTCCCCTTTCATAAACGTATATGCTTCTGCTAACGCTCCGTACAACATAGCGTTTCTGGCGTTGTTAGATAGCCAAGTGCCTGTTGTGCTAGATACTAAACTAGCAGGTTTATACAAATAGTGTAGTTCTACACTGTACGAACTGTCTGGAACAGGAGCCAATATTATTGTGCTGCCGTTATCAGAGCCCGTTGAAAGTTCTTTATCAAAGTCCGCGTAATATCTAGGTAAAGCTCGAAGCGAAGTATCGCTTGGATCTTTGTTGTATTCCTGCATAAAACTAGGATGCTTTTTGCTTAAAAAGTGGTAGTCGCTGCTGCCGTCTATAACAGCTAGTGAAAAGCTACTTACGAAATCGTCTGGGCAAGTTAAGAATCGATTGCCCGCTGTTACTGTTCCTTGTACGTTTTTTCTAAACACGTCGAACTGAACTAGTTCAAATATTCTTTCTTCTGTAGTTTTTATAATGTCGTTCAACGTATTAGTAAACGTAGTCTCACTATTTTCTACGTAATTTTGAATTAGCGTTTTAAATTCTGTTAACGTCATATCAAGGTGTGTTAGCTGTCCAGCCCATTCCGCTGTGATTAGTACAGTAATAATATAATGTCGGAGCTCCAGAAGCTACCGTTATTTGTGTATAGGCTCCTGAGCTACCCGGAGTTCCGTTAGTTGTCACCCCTGTCGTGTACTCTGATCCACCGCTATGAGTGCCGTTTGCTGTTGTGCTAAAACGTAAGGGGTGCCCGCTATTTGAAGAATCACTTTGGTCAAACTTGTATGTGCTACCTTCGGATAGACTAAGAGTTACGTCTGCTGTTGCTGTTGATCCGTTAATTGCAAACTTGTTAGATGAACCAAAGTTGTAATAAGGGTGGTTAGATGGATTGCCGCCAACTACGGTTATAGTGTATGTGGTCACGCTGGAAGCAGCGGTAACGCTTACTGTGCCTAAAGCTGATAGTCCTACTTGACTGGAAAGGGTAACAGAATCTGTAACTTCTCCTGATATAGATACAGTTCCCAAAGAAGCCGTAGCCGATTGACCCGTAGCAGTTAAAGGATTATCTGTTATGGTAACGCTACCAACGGCTGTAGTAGCTCCGTCTAAACTAAACGGACTGCCCACTATATCGTTGGTTGCTCGCATGTCTGTACCAAGAACTCTAACAATACCTTTATCAAAACCTTGATCGCCGGTTCTAGGATCAGGTCTTGGATCTCTTAGTGCTTCTGGATCAGCTGGTTGTGGTCTTGGTTGCAACTGCGGGTGTTTAGGACTGTAGTCCTGTGGACAAACTTTTAGTCCGTCCCATTGTTTTTTGAGCTGGTTTAAACGATATCTCTGTCCGCAAATATCGCAAATGCCGTATGCTTTCTTTCCTAGTGCAAAACTCATTTCTTCCTTGCTTTCCTAATAGCGTCTTTGCCGCGTTTAAATATATTAACTACTTGGGTTTTACCCATAACCTTTGCTCGTTGCTCACCTACAGTGAGTATTTGTATTTTACGCGCAAACGGCTTTTTAATCTTTTTTACTTTTGCCACGGTGGCACGTGCGTCTGCTGGGGTAGCAAACTTAATCCTAACTGTGTCTTTGGGATTTTCGTCTGTGTAAAGTCTTCTGCCTGAGCCTTTTGGTTTTTTACCTGTGCCGACTCTTGGGTCCTTCTTTTTTCTAGGCATTAAATAATAGTTCTGTTAGGCAAGAATCTTGAACTAACACTATCTATGTCCTCAAACGCTGCCCTATCGAACTCCTCGTCGTAAATTTGTTTCATTATCTGTATCTTCTCTGGCGCTCTTTTCATAGCTATGTAGTAAGCCAGCCCGGATACCATGCACGGTATGAACCTGAATACTATCTCCATGTTATTTGTATAATCACCGACGTCTTGTATTCTGGTTAGTGCGTTGTATTTAATTATGTCAGTAGAATTTTCTGGAGCAGGAAATAGTTTAATCTCTGGAGTGGTTTGTCTGTCTAAGAAAAACTGATTAGGTCTAGCCTGTAGAGTTTTCTCTGGCGTGAACAAATAATCCGATCTACTGATTCTTTCTAGTTGTATATCTGTACTGCCTCTTGTTACGACAGCTTCTGTTATGTCGATTACGTCTGTATCTAAACTGTAGCTTATCGTGCCTTGAGTAACGGTAAAACTACGTTGTGCTACGGTCCATTGATTTAAACCACGATTAGCCCAATCGGCCATCATAATGTTTAAAGATCTTCTAGCCGTATCTAAATCATACCCTGTTCTAAGCTCTAGGCCGCAACGTTCGTATGCTTCTTCTACGAGCTCGTCTATTGTTAAGTCAAATCCTGTTGATCCTGAAGTAGCCATGTTATTTCCTATTGTGGTGTAACCGGGCAAGAACAGTTACCCGGTTACTCAAACGATCACAAATATTCTCTCTTTAGAAATGTTTTGTCAAAACTAAAATGATTGAATAAGCGTCGCCGCTTGAGTGTCCCACCGTTGTAAAGTCTAGATCTCCTGTTTTACCTGATCCAGCATTGTTAGGAATACCCGTAAATAAATCGTAGTATTCGTCACCTGTGCTGTCCGCTGGTAAAGGGATTGCTAATACGTTAGTTGACGCATCGAACTCGATGTCAACGCCCATACCTCTGCACGCCCAGTAGATTCTTGAGATAGTAACAGCTGTGCACGAATTACCGTCACTGTCTGTTGCTAGTGCTGAAACATCTACTTTTTTAACAGAAGACTCTCCTGTTCCGTCAGACTCGTTTGTAAACTTCAAGATGGCAGTTCTGCCGCCATCTTGAATAGTTTGACTTGTTACTGTATCAGCCATAATTTATCTCCTATTACGCGTCAGCAAATGGAGTAACTATAGTGCCTGAACCTAAGATGATTCCTTCTACTGCATATTTAGCAGAAGCGATAGCAGTTACCTTAACGATACTACCTGCGAGTCCACCCTTGGTAGAACCGTTCATGGTAATAACGTCATTAGATGCACCTGAAATAAATACTTTACCTGAAGCATCGTCTTTACCCACGTAAACACCACCGACAAACTTATCTGTACCATCGGTTAAGATATCCATGTCAGTAGCTGCTGTTTCTACTACGAAGAAGAAACTAGCTCCTAAATTATTTAATTGATTAGCATCGTCGTCTCTGCCCGGAGCAGTAGCAACAATACTAGGTAAAGTAAATTTACCGTCAGCATCGTTAGTAGTTAAAATTTTCCCCGCGTGTGCAGCCACAGTTAAAGTTGTGTCTGCTGTTAAACTGACCACTGTCGCATTACCAGCAGTTATAAAACCTGCTAGTGATCTGACTGGCCCTGAAAATGTTGATTTCGCCATATTAAGTCTCCTTAATTACGTTTATCGTCTTGGCAAGTCTGCTAGGGCAGTCGATAAACAATTAATTTTATCCCTAGTTGATTACTAAGATTATATATGAAATTAAGGGAATACAAGAAAAAAGTTGCCGGGTTGAGTGAGAAACCCCCGGCAAAGGTTCCTTTAGAATTGAACTGTTATGCTCCGGGAGAACCGAATACACATCTTGGATCCGAGAATCCAAAAGAGTATCTTTCTCTAGCCTTGTACCTAACGTTACCAGTATCGAAGTCTGCTTCCATTGAAGTTCTGATTGGTGACCTAGCGAACATTTTAAATCCGTTTGGTGCATCAGTCTTAATAAAGAAAGCATCAGTGTCTGTCAAATAGTGGTTAACTACGTAACCTTCAGGCAGCATACCCATGTTTCTGATAGCGTTTACATCGTTATCAGAAGTAGCTGTTCTCAAGGTTGATTCAAGCAATCTGTCAGCTGTGAACTGTAGCTCTTTTGGAATAATTAATTTCATTCCTTGTACTGCTACTTTTAGTCCACGTTCGTCTACGAACGCCGCAATATCAATTAATGCTTGCTCAAGAGAAGTTTCGTTTAGGTCAGCTGAAGTAGAGAGTTCGTTACTAAGATTACCACCACTAATAGTGGGGTGATCTGTAGCACAAAGCTCTTTACCATCACCACCAGCGAAACTGCTGTTGAAGGCATTATTTAAAACTGAGGCTGCTTTAATTTGCTTGGTGTTTGACATACTTCTAGCCAAAGCTCTTGTGTATCTTGCAGACAATCTGTCGTACAAGTTATCTTCAATCGCTTCTTCAGTGATACTGAAAGCTAAGGCAACTGTCTCGTGAGTGTAACGAGCTGTGAATGATTCTTGCGCTGTGTCAAAAGCCACTCCTGCTCCCTCAGACTTAACAGGTGCTGCATCAAATCCGGATAGCATTACCTCTTCTTCAAAGGCACGATCTGAAGTTTCTGTGTCGAAAATTTCGGCATGTTCATCTTCGTATCTGTCGTACTCTAATCCAAAAAGGGCATTTAATCCGGGCTCTAGTTCTTTTACTAATTGTGCTCTAGATATTGCCATCTTATGTACCTGCTACGGGACCTCTGTACGCGTGCTCATTAATTTGAACAATCAAATTAGTGTGCGTTGTACCGAGTTCATCATTTTTTGGTCCTTGGTCTACACCAACTATTTTGAGCTGTAAGCCCTGAGTAGTTGCTATAGTCGAAACGTCAAGTTCTCTGGAGGAGATTCCAGTTGTAGTGCTTCCGCTTGTTCCAACAGTATCAGCGTTCTTCCCTACGTTTGCTTGAGCAGTGTTCGTTGCCGAATCACCTTGGATCAAGAACAAAGTGTTAGGGTCGTCGTAAATGTATACTTCAATGTCACCTGAGCTAGCAGTAGTGCTTGCTACATAGTGGTTTTTGTATACAGGTCCGTCTGAAGATTGAAAAAACACGCCGTTAAATACACCAACAATGTTAGCGTCACTTACACCAGCTTGCTCAATGTAACCACCGTTAAATTTAACGAGGTCACCTTGGAAGATAGTAGTGCCATAACCTGATGGATTAATTAAGTATTTATTAGCGGATGGGACAGCACTTGCTGGGTTAAGCCCTTTGTAAGGTCTTAAACCAAAAGCTGCATCTACATTAGCCATTAAACTTTTCCTTTTTACAAATTAAAATTAAGAAACAAATTCGATTACTCTCCTCTGTTTCCGCCAAATGTTACGCGACTTTGTCTATTTTTATTAATAGGCATGGCTGGATTTTCT